CGGGCGGAAGCCGCCGGGAAAGGCATCGACATGCTGAACAAGCCGGTCAAGCCCGCCGCGCTGAGGGCGCATCTCGCACGCATCCAGGCCCTGGTGGCCGCGGAATAGGCCTTCGCCCCCTCCCCCCCCCCGCTCCTTCGCACGGGAACCTGTCGGTGTGGCGGGTGTAGCGCGGCATTTGAATTTGTAGTGACGGACACTTGAACCTGTAGCAAGTGCAAAGCGCGATCGTCAGCTTTCGAGGGGAGCCGGAACTCCCCTCGAACAGCTTTCATCACCCCTTCGAAAGGCGCTCGCACGCAATCTGGTAGTAGGCGTCTTCACGCTCGCATCCAACGAAGCGTCGGCCGCTACGGATCGTGGCCACGCCGGTCGTGCCGGACCCGGCGAACGGGTCGAGGATCGTTCCGGCCGGGCAGACCTTCACCAGAGCCTCCATCAGAGGCACGGGCTTGCCGGTGGTGTGCAGTTTCGGACCACCAGCCGTCACCGGGACACGGAAGACCCCCGGCTGGGTCGGACCGTCCGCATCGTGCCAAGGCCCCTTCGAGCCCCACACCACGAACTCGGCCTGTTGGCGGAAGCGGCCTTTCTGCGGCCTCGAGGCCTCGGTCTTGTCCCAGGCGACAATCCCGCGCCAGGTGAAGCCGGCGGCCTGCAGGGCCGAGCTCATGACCGGCAATTGGCGCCAGTCGGAGAACAGCAGAACCGGAGCACCATCGCGAAGCACCCGGAAGGCCTGCGTGAGCCAGATGGTCGACCACTGCAGATAAGAGAACTGATCGCGGTTCTCGCCCGAAAACTCGGGATAGAGACCCGGCGTGTTCAGATATTTGTCGTTCGCCTTGTCCTTCACCCGGTCCTTCGCGTGCAGCCCGCCGGACGAATAGGGAGGGTCGGTGACAAGGGCGTCGAACTCGCCCGAGCTCTGATCTGCGAGCCAAGGGAGGGCGTCGACATTGTGAAGCTGCCAAAGCATCAGGAGCATCCTGTTTCGACGCTCTTCTGGCGCTCGGGTGCGGGCTCTGCAGGCCTCAGGGAATTGATCGTGCCGCAGCGCGGACACTTGACTTCGATGGTTCCAGATATCGCTCTGGGGGCTGCCCGCATCAAGAGACGCCGGCAGCTTGCGCAGCGGATGGACTCCACCCTCGACCTCACGTAGATCAACCCCGCTGCCGATCGACGACTCGGTCAGCAGAAGCGGCGGGGTCGCTGTTGAGGACTTCTTACAGCGTGTGGGGGACTGGTTGGCGCTAGGCCCCACGGTCCGGAAGTCGCATTCCGGGCTCCCCGCTCCTCCATGGGGGCGAGGCATGTCGCTTTCTATCGGGCCTTCTCTTTCGTCTGGACTTCAATGGTGGTGATCCAGCCTCCCTCGGGCTCGATCTCATGGGTCACGCCCGACGCCTCCCAAGCGATCGCGTCGATCGTCTGCCCGAAGCCGGTGACCGTTACAGGCGCCCCCGCGACAGCCTCGGGACGCCCCGGCCCCTCAAAGGAGCCGGTCCCGGTGTAGCGGGAGAGCTCCTGAGCGCGTGCCGCTGCCGCTTTGCGTGCATCGCCGCGAGAGGCCTGCGGGTGCATGCCGGCGCTAGGGCCGCCCGTGCGGCCGGTCGCTGCCCGCTCGCTCCGCGTCCGGCCGGTCTTGGGATCGAACCAGGCCGTTTCCGTTCGCTCGACCGAGCTTCGTTCCTCCAGGTCGACCTCCCAACTGTAGGACGGGTCATGGCGGACCAGGATCTCTGGCAACTCCTTGCCCGACGCACTGGCGCCGCTTCCGCGCGCCAGGATCACGAGCCGGCCCGCTTGCGGCTTGACGATCGCGCCGATCTCGTCCGCCAGGTCCGAGGCAAAGTCGATCGCGGTCTGGTTCCAGCGCAGTCGGTACGGGATTTCGATGCCGTCGATCTCCGCAGCCACCGCGGCAGGCACCCCGGCTTCGGCCGCCAGCGCCCGGAAGATCTGTCCCGCCGTTCCAAAGCCATTCTTCTCGTCATAATGCCGTGATCCAGTGGCCTTCATCCGTTCGACGAAATCGGCCGCCCGGCACGTCACGGTCATGATCTCCCCCGCGTCCGGATCTCCCGAAAAGCCCACGCGTGACACGGAATAGCGGCCTGTCATGGCGAGTGCATCGCGGCTCCAGCCGACACGGACCGTATAGAGCGTGCCCTTTGCCGGCGGCTCGTAGGGGGGTGCAGAGAACCGCAGCACAGCCTCGTCGCTCTCGTATCCGGCCTGATCGGTGATCGTGACACCAAGCAGGCTCGTCCCCCAGAAGGGCACGAGATCCCGTCCACCAGGACCGATCACCATCACCACGGGCTTGCGAACGCTCATTGCCCGCCCCTCATTCCCAAGGCCGCGTGAGCCGAGCCGGCGAGGTGACGGGACGCTCGGGCACGATCAAGACCGTACCAAAAGGCAGGATGCCCGGGCCGTCCGGAAGGCTCTTGCTGGCAAGTTCGGGATTGGCGGTCAGCAGCAGCTCAACTGCCCCGTTTCCTTCCTCCCCATAGATCGCGCGGGCAATGCGGTCGATCCGCTCCTGGTCCTCGCGCACCACATAGCTGCCAAGCACGGTCATCGCGAACCTCCGACGAAGACCAGGCCGAGTTCAGCCGTCAGAATGCGACCAATGCCCGTGAACGGGTGAAGGCGCTCCTCATCGACGGTGATGTCCCGGATCACGACCTCACCGACGAGGCGCCCAAGGAAGTTCGCTTCCAAGCGGAAATACGGAACGACGTCCTGGGCGAGGTGGTGAGCCTCAAGCCAGCCAAGCGCATCCAGCCCCCCAAGGATATGCGGCACTGTCATCACCTCGAGCCGCGTGCTGCGCTCGCCTTGGCCTGTTGCCTGATAGTCCATGCCCTTGAAGGTCGCCCGCCCCGGCAAGCGGGTCTCGCTCTGGGACGATAGACGCTGCGGGTTGAGACCGATGGTGCGCAGTTGCGCCCGACCGAGCGAGACAAGCGTGCTCATGCGTAGCTGCCTGTGTCATGCAGGGCGCGCGCGCGGGCCATACGGATCGCTCGGTTCTGTTCTCGTGTCACAGCGCGCGCCGTGCGCGTTGGATCGGAAGAGCCGTGAATGCGCTGGTTGATCGTGGTTGCGCCGGTTCCTCCACCTCCGCCGCCTGCATGTTTCGACGGCTGGGCGGCCGAATAGGAGGGTGTGATCGTAGGTGTTGCGTTGAACGAGAAACGAGCCTTCAGCTCGTCGGCAATAGCGCCGGCCTTGGCCGCTTCAAGACCGAGCGCGCTGGCGAAGCGCTGTCCGGCCATTTGGCCCGCATCGCCGAGCTGACCGGAGAGCTTTTCAAGCTTGGGCTTCGGCGCGGGCACGGGGATGCCACCCGCTCCGGTCGCCTCGTCCGCACCGGAGACGGGACCCGAAACACCTTGAGCCTTACGAGCACGCTCAAGTTGGACCTGAAGCTGCTGCAGCCGCAGTTCGAGGTTCTGCTTCTCAAGGTCGGGGAGATCAAAGCGCATCTTGGGCCGCGCGCTGATACGATCCTGGGTCTCGGCGATGTCCGCCTCCAGCGCCTCCAGATCAAGATTGCGAAGCCTCTTGCGTTCCGCCCGCGCGCCCTCGCTTCGGCTCCAGGCCGGATTGATCAGCCCGAGAATGTTGTCACGGAACGGCGAGACGACGCTGCTCCACACACCTCCGACCGTGCGCCCCGTGGCTGCCCACGCCGCCGCGCGGCGATCCGCCCTTGCTTGAGAGGTGTCGCCGATGAATTCCTCGTCGCGATCGACGGCCCCCCGTGAACCGTCCCGCACGGCAGTGAGGGTGTCGCGGTAAAAGTCCCGGTTCTCCAGCAAAGGTCGCAAGGCGGACTTGGCCTGCATGTCCCCGAACAGCTCACCGATCTTGAACGCGTCGCCACCCGTCAGGCGCTCAACCTCGTCGAGAAGCGCGATGATGTAGGGAGTTCCGGACTTGTTGGCCGATGCCGCCAGGCGCTCAAGCCTGACGCCTTTCTCCTGGAAGTTCTTGACCGTGTCAGGTGAAGTGATCTTGGACAGGAGGTTCTTAAGGTTCGTCGCGGCCTCGTCTTCGTTGCCGGTGCCCTTTCGAACCGTCTGGGCAAGGGCAATCAGTTCGGCGCTGGCATTGAGCCCCGTGCGGCCGCTCGCACGATAGAGCGCACCCAGCTCTGGGAAGTAGCGCGCCATCGCCCCAATCTCGAACTCGCCTTCCTTGCCTCCCTTCAGGAGCTGGTCGAGAAAGGCCGGAACGTCCTTTTCGCCGATACCCAGGTTGTTCATGCCCGCTGTGACGGCCCGCGCCATCGTTTCCGGGCTTGAGCCGGCCGCTGAAGCGGCTTTGACCGTGGGATCAAGGATCGCCTCCTGGCGCGGCAAATCGAAATTCGCCGCGGCAAAGACATTGCGCGCATTGTTCACCTGCTCGGTCGGCAGGCCGTATTTCAATCCCAGACCGCTATTGCTTGCGGTGATGGAGGCCACCGCCTCAGGCGTTCTCATCTCTGCCGTGGCCGCCACTGCCGCGGCCGCTGCCTCGACCTTGTTGAAGCCTTCCTCCAACTGGCTGAGGCCCCGCAAGATGTTGTCCACGCTCGCGAAGGCGAGCAGGCCCGTGAAAGCGTTGCCGGTTGAGGTGGCGAGCCAGCCCATTGTCTGGTTCAAGCGCTCTGCGGGCCTCTGGATTTCGCTGTTCCGCCTCATCCGAGATTGGAACTCGCGTATGCCGTCGGCGGAGCGCTTCACATGGTTGTTGAGCTGGTCAAACTGGCCGCGCAGTTTGTCGACGCCTTCGCCGGCCGCCTTGGCGGCTTTGCGCAGTTGCTTGAGCTCCGCCTCGGCCTTGTCCGTCGACAGCCGGTTGAGTGCTTTGATCTTGTCGGCGGGAAGCTCGAGGGCGCGGCCAGCGTCACGCGCCTTGCGCGCGACATCGCCCAACTCGCGATCGAGGCCGTTGCCATTGCGCCGGTTCAAACCGTCGGCGGTCTTGCGCAACTGCTTAAGATCGCGCTCAGCCCGCTCAGCCTCGCGCGAGAGCTGGTTCTCAAGCCGCAGTTTGAGAGAGACGTCAAGGTCGCTCATGCCGGGCGCTCTCGATGAAGGCCGAAGGTCTCGGCATGAACACGATCGGCCTCACGCCACCAGAGCAGGCAATCGTCCCAATCAAGGGCGAGGACCTCGCTGAGCGGTGTGTGAAGCATGGCGGCCACTCTGGCGGCAATTGCGCGCCAGTCCTGCGGAGACGCGATCAGCCGCTCTCCGCCCGGAAGGCGCGGGGCAAAAAATCATAGGCCTTGTTGATGACGGCCTCGCCGTCATCATCCATGAGCCCCCTGAGGACGGCGGCCGGCAGGTTGGTCATGACCGCATAGATGTCATAAAGGCCGAAGTTCGAGCCCAACGTGATCTGGCTCACCTCGGCGACCGTGAGCTTGCGGATCTGGATGGTGTGGATCTCGCGCCCGTCATGGCGGAAGGGATGAGCCAGCGGCACCTCCGCAAGCCGCCGCGTCTCGTCGGACAGGAATTCCAGCTGCGCGACCTCGGCCTTGTCGCGCGCGGATGCGCCGGCCGACACATCGCCAGGCGCGTTGTCGAGAGCCTCGGTCAGATCCTCAGGCGGCAACGGGATCTCGGAGATATCCACGTCGTCGAGCCTGGCGCTCTTGTCTTGGTGCGTCATGTCTTCCGCCTCACGCCGCGATGATGCGATTGTGCTCGGCCGCATAGTCGACGCCGTTGATGACCAGCCGGTTGGCAAAGAAATCGAAGGCGTGGATCCGCTTGCCGTCGACGATGTCCTCGTAGGAGACGATCGAGGAGACCTCATAGTCGGTCTGCCCGCCGCGCTTGCCGCTCACCTGAGGCTGTCCGACGCGCCCGACAAGCCCCTTCAGGATGACGACGCGCCCCTTGTTGACACCGTTCTGAATGTCACGCAGCCGCTCGTAGTAGTAGAAGGTCGTCCAGTCTCCGGCCTCGCGGCCGAACAGGCTGCGGATGTCGTCGTGGGCGCCATGGAGCGAGAACGGCGCGGTCATCGGCTCGATCTCGCCCGGATGGGAGAAGTTGAACCAGCCGCCGCCAAGCGTGATCGTGTCCTGGGCGCGCGTCAGATCGGGCAGCTTGACGGACGCCAGCCGAAGCCGCTGGTTCAGCGTGTCGACATACCAGTTGGCGCCATAGATGATCGAGTCCATCGCGGGTCCTCCTTCAGGCGCTGACGCGAATGTTGGGATCGCCGAGCGCCTCGAGAGCGGCGGCGATATTCTCGGCGAGCAGGTCGAAGGCCTCCGGCTGGGGCTCGGTGTAGATGCCGAGGTCGACCAGCTCGGGCGTTTCCTCGAAGCGGAGCTTCACCCGCAAACCACCATCGCGCAGCAGCGTGTTCGGGTTGAGAGAGCGGTCCCACACCAGCTCGTAGTCGATCAGAGCGCCGATCGCCTGCCGTTCGGCACAGGCCTCAGAGATCGTCTGATAGATCAGCGTCGCCAGATGCGGGCCGAGATCCTGGGCGTTGTATTTGCGCATCGCGCGCAGGAAAGCCTTCTCGATCGAGCGGCGCGTCCGGATCCGCTTGATCGAACGATAGTCGCGCACGGTCGGATCGGTCGCGGTCGAAAACGGCGCCCAGAGCAGCTTGTTCTCGATGATCGTGCCGACGCCGGCCTGGGCCAGATAGTTGCTGTCCGAGGTCGGGTCGCCGTCGCGATGGCTGACACGGGTGGCAACACCTCGAATGCCCTTGAGAGAGCGGTTCCACGCAGCCTTGTAGGGGTTGCCCACTTCGGCGTCGCGCCGCAGGATCGCAGCCGCCCAGGAGGTGGACATGGGCGCGGTGGCATCGGCGCCATCCCGCCACACGCGCACCCGAGGCCAGCCCATCATGACGTTGAGCGAGGTTGCGAAGTCGGCGGCCGCGGCCGCGGCGTCCTCACGCGAGGCACCGGACGCATCGCCGATCGCCATGCAGTCGATGATCTTGTCACAGATCGCGTCCGCGGCCGTGAGAACAGGGTTGGCGGCATCGCCCGGCCGCTGGTGGGTGTACTCGGGCGCCAGAAGCAGGCCCGGCTCGAGGCCGGTTTCCGAAAGCGCCTCAAGCGCGGACCAGATCCCGGTCTTGAGTGCGGCGTCGCCAGCGATATGGCCGAGCTGGGTTTCGTCGTCCGCATCGTCCGGGCAGCGCGAGAAAATGATGTCCGTCGAGATGCCCTCGGCCGCGATCTGGGCGATCGCGTGGCGCGCGACGCCGTCGCCCAGGAGCGCGATCTTGTCACGGTCCTCGGTCGAGATGACCGTCGGACGGTGCATCTCGATCGAGGGATCGGCGTTGGGCGCCGGCAGACACATGAAGGCGTAGGTCTGGCGCGCGTTGATCGAGGCGACCGTCGGCGTGAGATCGGAGAAGACGCGGACGCCGACATTCGGAACGGTTGCGCTCATGGCGAGCCTTTCGCTGCTGGTGAAGATCACTCAGCGGTAAGGATCAACCGAACGCGCGCGAGAGCGGGGCTGACGGGTGTCAGCCAACAAACCGGTATGGAAGGGGAAGCAAGCCAGCGGCAACGCTGCCACGAAACGGCCTGCCTTGGCAACGCGGCCTAGAGATCCGCCGCCGCGATCCAGAGCGCGTCGACCTGCTCGGGCGGCAGCGAGAACGCCGCCGCCATCTGGTCGATGAGCGGGTGCGTGCGCTCGTAGGACGAGGCGTATTCCCATTCGATCTGGGCCGCCGTCCTGTCGGGCGGGTCCGCGATCGCGGCGATCTCCGCATCAACCATGGCCGGCGTGATGCCGATCGAGAGCAGCATGAGGCGGAGCTGGCGGGCGGTGAGACCAGGATAAACGTTCGGGACGGCTGAAGGCAGCCACGCGTTCGCAGTGAAATCGTAGCCGCTGGCCCCGGCGTCCGGCGGGGCGCTGAACACCTCGACCATGCCTTCGGGTATTTCAGCCCCCACAAGAACCTGTGGACCTGTTCCGTCGGGATTGACCGCGAAGCGGGTTGTCTGCTCCATCATCCGTAGGCCCTCACTTTCAGTTGCCAGTTTCCGGCCAGCGCTGCGCTCGGGAGAACGAGGCCCACCCCTGCACCGGTGTTCATTTGAAAAGTGAGTTCAAGACCGCTGCCTGCGGCGCCAAAGGGGACGTAGATGTTCGTCTCGTCAGCTCGCCACATCAGCGCCGTGCTCTCGGCATTGTCACACCTTGCCTCATCCCCGACGCTGGCGCTGTAAGCATAGGCGCCAGATGAGTTGATACAGTAGGCCGTGAAGATGACGAACTTCGGCTTCACGCCCAAGCCGTGCGCAAAGGTGTAGGTAGTTCCGGCCGCGACACTTGTAGGCGCGCTCTCGTATTCGGCGCTCAGCAGCAACGCGAGCGGTTCGCCGTTCAACCGAAGCTCTTCGGCGTTGACGACGCGGCCGTGGATCTCCCGCCACCGGTTGGTGCCCGTGCCGAGGTCGTAAGCGTTGTCGCCGCTTGGATAGGTGGTTGCTCCCACCACGACGCTGCCGTCATGATGGATCTCAAGCAGCTGGCCTTCGTAAGCTCCGGTCGCGGGGTTCCACTTGTTCCAGAACAACACGCGGTTTGCCGGGTCCCATCCTTGCGCGAAACTGCGCCCCGGATCGCCGATCCTGGTGTAGTTGATGCTAGGGTAGTTGCCGGCCGTCCCCGAAATGTGTTGCTGAGCGTCCTTCCAGTAGGTCTCCGGCATATCGACGGCCCCGGCGTCGTTCGTGTGTAGAACCCGCCGCCAGGACGACCAGACGCCTCCGTTCCCTCTAAGCCGGATGAATTCAAACCCGTCCCCCGTGCTCGGCGCCCCGCTTGCGTAGCTCACCGCCCGCTGCAGGACCGCCTGACCCGTGTAGAGCCTCTGAGTGGTGACGAACCAGAACGTGACCGCGCTCGGCGGCCAGGTGCCGGGATTGGAGGTGGAGTAGAGCCCGACGTCCCCGGCCTCGACCTCATCGATGTTCCGGCCCGCGGTCGCCCCATAGTAGTTGACGTGATTGGCGAGCATCGCGGCGTGTGCGCCATCGACCCGAACGAGGTCAGCCCCCCAGGACACGTCGTTCCGGTGCGACTGGACGTTCTCGGCCGAGACCTTGCCGGCGATTTCGGCCGACCAATCCGGGCCGATGCCGACCGTGCCGCCGGCCTGGGTGGTGAGCGGGCGGCCGACCGGCGCCCCGGCGATCGACACATCGGACAACCCGGCGAGCGAATGGGTGTGACCCACCGCCGCCTTGCCGTTGAGCGCATCGACCAGGCCGGCAATGTCGGCGAGGCTGTGACCGTGGTTGATCGCGGCCTTGGTCGCGAGCGCCGCCAGCAACCCGGCCACATCCCCGTCGACAGCCTCGAAGGCCGCGATCAGCCGGGCAACGTCGTCGCGCACGGGATTGCTCGGGACAGGAAGCGGGTAGTTCCGGTTGGCTGTGTTGGCCATGGAGCCTCCTAGATGGTTGCGACGCGGAGATCGGCGAGCGAGGGACGGGCGGCCGGGCTTCCCGTGAGCGTCAGGCGCACGCGGGTCTCGGCACCCCACACGGGTTGCGGGTCGAGCGGGTCGATTTCGTGGCTCCGATCCACCCAACCGCCGGCCTCGAGGATCTCCGTCGCCCGCAGCGGGATCTCCTCAAAGCCGCCGTCGCCGCGCTCCAGTTCGACCGTGAGAGCCGAGCCGGACGGCAAGAGCGCCTTGAGGCGAACGGGAATGCGCTCGGCCCCCGCGACCGTGAAGGCCCGCGACACATAGGTCGCCGTATCTCGCAGACTGCCCGCGATGAGCATCACGCCGGGATAAAGCGTCGGGCTCGCCGTCTCGGAACCGGTCAGCACGGCCGTGACCACGACCGTCTCGGTGAGGCGTTCTTCCAGCTCGAGCACCTGGTCGGCGACAAGACGCAGGATCTCGCCGCCCGGCCGGGCGATCTCGAAGACCACGCCGCAGCCTGCGGTCGGAACTTCGATGCCGGCGCGGATGAGGAGGTCGGTGCAGTCGACCAGATCGACCTGGCCAAGCGGCACCCGCTTGGTGGTCGGCGCGAAGCGGGCCGCGCCCAAGGCAAAGGTCAGGTCCTCGTCCTGATGCGGCGTCCACGTGCGCGCGTTGCTGGACGACAGCATGACGCCGACCGGATAGGGCTGCGCGGTGACCCAGGACTGCGCCACCGCATCGAAGGCGCCGACGGCTGCGCTTGAGATCGAATGCCCGATGTCGTCCGACTTCACGACAAAACAGAACTCGGTCGCTGCCGAAAGCCAGAGCGGCGCCGGCAGGGTGATCATGAGCGGCTGCCCGATCACCACGTCCGTCATCGGGACATAGGCCTGGGCGAGCACCTCGGCCGTGGGCAGCCCCTGCGAACAGGGGCGGATCTCAAGCAGGAGCGGATTGGCCCGGTCCCCGACCGCACAGACATGCAGGGTGACGGCCGCCAGGTGCCGGCCAGCCGTCCCCGGCGGCAGGATGAAGGTCTGAGCGAGCGGGTCGGCTCCGCCGCTGTCCGTGTTGCCTTCCTCGCCGCCAACGACGCCGCCCCAGGACACAACCTGCTCGCTCCAGCGGGTCACGGTCGTGACCTGCCGCATCACCGTCACCTCGATCCGGCCCTCGCCGACAAACAGCGCAGTTGCCGGCGTCCCCGAGCCACCGACCGCGCGCACGAGCTTGCGTCCTGCCGGATAGGTCTCGCCATCCACGGTGATCGTGCCCGAGACGATGCCGGCGGCATCGGCGACCAGGGCAGGCACCGGCGTCACGTCAACGCCGTCGAAGGTCAGTTCATCGAGCGCCTCGCCGGCGCCAAATCCCCGGATCGTGAAGGAGACCTCGATCGGCCGCAGGAACTCGGCCAGCTCCTGGCGCGTGTCGACCTGCTCCGTCGTGGTGGTGGTGCGGGAGCGGTTGCCGGCGCCAAAGACGGCCGTCTGTTCGGAGGCCCATTCGGTGCGGGTCTCGACCCAGAAATCCGTTGCCGGATCAAGCTCGAGCGCCGCCGGAATGGGTTCGAAATTGGCGTAAGGGTTGATGAGCCTGCACTGCGTCTTGAGGGGCTGCGACAGGATCTCCTCGACCGTGAAGTCCAGCATCACCGGCGCGGCGAGCGGCAGCGGATGCAGCGTCGGGTCGATGGCGAGTTGGCACGAGCCGCCGAAGACTGCCGCATCCTGGGCGATGCCGCCATCGCGATAGCGGTCGCCGGTGAACGGGTCGACAAACACGCCGCGCTTTGCCGCCGGCTCGCGGCTGTCGATGTCCCGTCGCAGGCGCTCCAATGCGGTCAGGTCGAGCAGATCGATCAACCGGTTGTACATGCGGTCGATCTGGACATAGGGGTAAGCGCGCACGCCGCTGTTCACGATCTCCGGTGCTCCGCCGCCCCAGGTGTTGCGAACCTCGGCCAGCGGCAAATGCGTGGTCGGGGCGGCCGGCGGCACCGGGCGCGTGCGGCTTGAAAGCCCGGCGATGTAGACGGCGCGGCCGTCTGGATCGAGGCAGATCAGGTCCGTCCGCGGGAGCGCGAAATCATAGGTGAGCAGGATCTCGCCACCGGTGACCCCACCGGCGAGCGTCACGGTGTTGGCCGTGGTCGAGACCGGCGCCACCGCGTCACGATAGCGATAGGTCACCTGATAGCTCGAGCCCGGCGCGGGCTCGGCCCCGCCCGGCGTCCAGTCGACCCGGTCTGCGTTGAGCGCGTAGTCCGTGCCCGGCGCGTAGATCGTCCCGCCCTGGCGCACCTCGACCAGCGCCGTGACGCTGTCCTGCGAGAGTGCGTCGATCGAGCCCACGGCCGCGCCATGGGTGACCGTCTCGGTCGTTTCCTTGGTGACGAGCGCGGTGACCAGATTGGCGAGCGGCACATGGCGCAAGGCGAGCGTGACGGAGCCGGTTCCGCCGTCCGCGAAGCTGTGCTGCTCCGCGTCCACCCTTGCCACGTCGAAGGCTTCGGGCACCGACAGGCGCAGGGACGCGCTGCGCGTCCGCTTGAAGCCGTTGATGTTGGCGACACCCTGTTCGATGACGAAGGTCTGCGCCCCCGCGATCCGGCCGAGCGCCGCGACGCGGCAGCCGGAGACGACATAGCTGCCATTGGCGTCCCGGTCATAGCCCGCGATCACCTGGGACGTGACAGACAGTTCGACCGGGGCGGTCTGGTCGAGCGCAACACCGTCGCGAAGCAGATAGACCGGATAGAGGTCGCCCGGTTCGCCGTCGCCGGCCCGCCCCCAGGCGAGCCGCTCGATGATGCGCGCGGCACCCGGCTCACCCTCGGCCGCAGTGCCCGGTACCAGCCCGAGCAGGTCCGGGTCTTCCTCGTGGGTCACCGGCTCGCGCACTAGGCGGACGCCGATCGACACCTCGCCGGCCATCGGCACGCCGGCAAGCGTCGCGGCCGCAACGGGGCGCACGTCGCCGCTGGCGTAGATCGTTCCGGCCTCGAGCGTCACGGTGCCGGCGTCACTGTCCACGATGATCGCGGCACCGGAGATCCGGTCGCCATCGCGGGCGGAGAGCCCACCGGCCCGGGCGATGCGGCCGCGCAAGATAGACTGCGCCTCGTTGAGCTCCGCACCTTGCAGGATGCGCCCCTCGACAAAGACCACGTCGGTCATGTCGGGCTTGTCGGCTGCGCGGTCGAATGCGCCGGGGATCAACGGGTGTTCGAAGGCCATTTGAACCTCATGAGAAGCCGACGAGCAGCGCGAAGCGGTCGCGCACGGTCTCGCCGAGGGTGACGGATACGGGAGTGCGGCCAACCGGCGGGACCGGCGCCTCGATTTCATCCGGCGCAAGCCACAGCTTGCCGGGCTTGGCCGGGTCGGCCGGCCAGGCATCGACCAGGAGCGCGATCTCGCTCACCACGTCGCCGGCGCCGTCGCCAAAACCCGTCCGGGCAATGGCGATGACGGACGACCCGTCCGGGTGAGGCGCCCAGGTCTGGCCCGCGCCCTCATAGGGGCCGCCGGCGGCGGGCACCGCCTGGGCGAAAGCGAGGCAACGCCTTGCGCCGATCATCGACCCGTCGTCCCGGTAGAGCCCGAGCCAGGCGGCACGGCTGCCGAGCGCGGAGGCCAACTGGCGCAGCCGTGCGCCGGCCTCGCCAAGCTCCGCCCATGTGTCATTGACCGTGGCCCAGGGCTGGTTGAGATCGTCCCAGGTGATGGCGCCGCTGCCGTCGCCCTCGATCCAGATCCCGAGCGTCTCGAGCTCTGCCTCGCTCAAGGTCACGACCGCATCATGCGACCGGCCGAAGGACCACTTCGGCCCCCCGCGGCCCCCGGTTGCCTCAATGTGACGGCCGCTGTCGTCACCAAGGATCGCGCCAGAAAGCCGCGTCCAGGCGCTCTCGGCCGCCGGCACGTCGTATCCGCACACGCCCCGCCTGAACTTCGAGCGCGCCGGCTGCGAAAGCCGGGCGATGCCGTCAATACGCGCAAGGTCCGCCGCCTCATCGCGCACGCGATCGAGCGTCAGTTGATAGTCCGCCCAGGCAAGCCGCCGCGCGGGCGGGTCGACCAGCTCGGCCGAGTAGCCGACGAAACCGAGCCCCATCGCCATGCCGCCGTGCGTCCCGCGAAGCCGTTCCCAGGCGATGCCGTCGCCGAGCAGGTCGTAGAGGTTCGGCACGAAGGGCGACAGCGCGCCGAGGCCGTACTCGTAGATCAGCCAGGGCGCGAGCGCCGGCTGAGGGTCGAGCTTCCAGCCGGTGATCGCATTTGCCGCCGGCTCAAGGCCGGCGATCACGCCGGCGCCGGTAAGGTCCAGTGCCCGCTCGAAGGGCGTCGAATTGGAGGGAACCAGCGTCGTCGTCATCGCCCGCGGCCTCCTCTCTCCGACTGCCCGGCGCACGCCAGAAGAAAGACAAGCTTGTCATGGCCGGCCGCGATGCAGTGCCGAAGGTCGATCTCGCGACACGCGAAGAGTGTGGCAACGCGGGCGACCGGATCGCGGTCCCAGTCGATCTTGATGGTCATCGCCCGCGCCCCCCGTCCAGGATCGTGACCGTGCCAAGCGCCAGTGCTTCGGTCGGCGCCGCGATCTCGTCACCGGCCGGCGCCACCACCTCCACCCGGCTGACGCCCGGCCGCATGGCCCGCGCCACCAGCCAGGAGGCGGTCAAATCGAGCCCGAGCAGCTCCTCGACCTGCCAGTCGGCCGCAAGGAGCGCCGGCAACCGGTCAAGCAGGTCTTGCGGCGCGTCCGGGGCGAGGCGCACGCGCAGGGCGACGTCGACCACGCGGCGCACGGCCGAGACCACATTGAAGCGATCGGAGACGACGCGCACGGCCGGAGCCTCGAGCGCGGCGCGGACCAGCTCAAGCAGCTCGGGCGAAGCGATGCCGGTGTCGGCGGTCGAAAGCACCGCCACATGCAAGGTCGGGTCGCGGCCCTCGCGCCAGATCGCCACGTCGCGCACCTCGATCGCGGCACCCAGGGCAATCGCCTTGTAGCGCTCGAGCGGCCCGCCGGCGGAACGGCCGAGGATCATCAGCCGGGTGCGCTCGCGCAAACGCTCGTCCGCCTCTCCGGCAAGACGGCCAAGGCCATAGAACGCCGCAAGGTGGTCAAGGTCGGACCCGGCGGCAAAGGCGAGCAGATTGGCCCGCGCCGCATCGTTCACACGGGCGCGCAACAGCATCTCGCGATAGGCGAAGGCCTGGCACAGGATCATCACCGGATCGGTCTCCAGCGCGCCGACGTCCCAGGCGATGCCGACCTCGGCGAGGCGTGCCTGCGCATCGGCGACGATCGCCGAAAGCAGCGCCTCGAAATCGAGGTCTTCAAGGATCGCGGGACGGGGGAGATCGGTAAGCGCGGTCATACGGAGGCTCCTTGTGCCGAGCGCAGCATGGAGAGCGGTACGGCTGCGGTGACGGCCTCCTCGAAGTCAAAAATCCCGAACCGCCCTTCCGGGTAGTAGGTGCCGGAGTGCCGGAGCCCGAGGCCGCCATCGCGCCCAAGGTTGACGAGCTGCATGGACCTGATCCGGTATTCCGGCTCGAAGGCATGGGCGGCGATGGTGAGGTCCGTGTAGAGCTGAAGAGCCAACGCCGGCGTGATGTCCTCGCCCAGGCGCGAATAGAGGTCGGACCCGAAGGCAAGCCGCATCACTCGGCTTCCCGGCCGCGTGCTCCAGATCGTTTCCAGGCTCTGCGCAACGTGACGCCAGCCCCGGATCGGCTCTCCCGTTTGGGCATCGAGGCCTGTTCTGTAGCGCAGCCCCCGCATCAGCCGGCGGCCCGGACGCTCGAGGAACCTTCGACGATCTCCCAGAGGCCGGCGGATGAGCCGGTCTTGACCTCGACCTTGTCACCGACGCGCGCGACACGCTGGCCGCCCTCGCCGCCGAGCTGTACGTCGCCGCTCTCAACGACAACCTTGGGCGCCTTTACAAGGGCGTCGCCCTCGCGCAGCACGATGCGGGCTTCACCAAGCGTCCACACAGCCTGGTCGGCCGCGTCCGAGGGGGGCGCTGTGTCATCGTCATAGGTTGCCCGAACGGCAAGGCTGCCGCTGCCAATGGTGCCACTCGGCGAGTGCAGCAGCATCTGCTCGTTGTCGGCCGGCATGGCGTGAACTTTCAGGCGCCCCGCGCCCGGCTCTTGCCAGCGGACTGGAGGCGACAGGATCGGCGCCCCGTCCTCGTCAATCCCGAGCTCCAGACGGAGCGTGCGCTGTTCAAGATCCTGGCTGCCGGGATGCACCTTGCCAGCCAGCGTGTGCCGCGCCAGGCGTCCGGAAAGCTGGTGGATCTGCCTTCGCAGGATGCGCAGTTCCATGGCGGCAAGAGAGTTCACGAGCCACCTCCCGTCTCCGCCTTGTCGATCAGGGCCTGGATCTCGACCGGGATGGCATCTTCGCCCGGGAACTGTAGGCCTGGCCGACCATGCGCCTCGTCGGGCAAGACGAAGGCCGGCGTTGTACCGCCGAGCAAATCGGAGCCGAGATCGACCACTCCCTGAGTCCATGTGACGGCGTAGAAGACAGTCCCCTTTTCGTAGGCCTTTGCGGTGAAGAGCGGTTTCAGTTGCGGTCCAGGATCGGCAACCGGTGGCGTCACGTTGGCCAGGCCCCAGGAAGACAGGTCAGGGTCGTTCAGCAGGCGCAGAATGTGAGCGCCGATAGCGTGGGCAACCACATCGCGGCCAATGCGACGGCGGCTCGTGAGATCCGCATGGTCTTCAGCGACGACATAGGCTGACCAGTCGATCGGCATCACAAACGATCCGTCGATCTGCCTGGGAGCCTGAACACGGGACCAGCCGACGGCGACGCCGGGCGCCGAAACGACCTCACGCTTCACCACGTCGTAGACATCGAGCTTGCCCGGATGCGCGACGACCGAGACACCGTCGAACTCTGCGGACAGGGTTGCCACGATGGCGTCACGCAGCCGGCTCATGCGGTCCGCCGCAATCAACTGATCCAGGGTCATGGCCATCAGCGAGCTCCGGAGAGAGCGAGAAAATCAGTCACGACTTCGATCAGTTCCGCCCGGTTCTCGTCGGACAGTCCCACGAAAGGACGAGCGGGAATGGTAACCTCATCGACAACCGCGTAACCGCCGGCATGGGCAAAGGCGAGCTTCTTGGCTTCGCGCGGAACGATCGTCATGCCGTCCTGGTGCACGTGGGCATATTCCCACGCCGCGCCCCATTCGGCGGTTTCGGCCGTGGCCTCGCTGGCGATGCTGTCAAGCAGGTTGCGGCCGGTCTCGCGGAGGATTGGCGTGCCGGCGAGATTGTCAGGCCAGGCTTCGCCCTTGGGCGAGGTCTTTTCACTTTCGATCCTGCGCCGTGTCTGGCTCTCGCCGACGGCTGCGATCACTTCCATCATCGGAGCCGGTTCAAACTCGGTGATCGGCTTGAGCCGCACAAGCGCCTCGTCCAGATCGGCGGCGTCGATAACCAATGACACACTCACGGCAATCCCCTCAGCCGATCTCTGGTGAAGACGCGCTCGGGTACCTCGACGATGACTTCGTTCGGCGACCCTGGCCCCGTGACTGAGGGATCGTCGCCACCAGTCCCGCCTTCAAATGAAAGACCACCCTTGCCGGCCGCAATCGCTTCCAGCCGCTTGATGGCCGCCTCGTAGCGCTCCTTGATCCGCTCGTTCGAACGGGCGAACGACAAGGCGATCCGATAGAGCGCGACATCGATGGTGTAGAAGCGCAGGGTGTCGAGGCTCTCGATGTCGAGCCGCCCAAGCTCGGCCGAACTGTAGCGAGCCTTGAGGATCGCACGCACCTCCGCGCTCGCATCCAGCAAGGCGGCCGACACCCGCCCCGTGTCCACCACGCCAGAGTTCTCGTCCGCCGCCAGCAGGATCAGCTCTGCCGGATGACGGGCATCGATGTCGTCAATCGTGGCGTAGGGCTGCACGTTCGATACCCCTTGATGCCGGGTCGATGCCGGGTCGCTGTCTTACCAGTCGCCGGTCACCGCCTTGGCGCTTTTCAGCTCCAGGAACTCGGACGCGGTGAGCAGGAGCGGCGTGCCAGGCGCCTTCAAGCTGCCGTCCATCTGGACATGGCAGAGCGCCACATGCTCGCGCCGCTCGACAGGAGCGACAGCGGTCTGGTCGTTCTGCGCAGGCGCCTCCTTGTCCTTGGCGGGCGTCGCCGTGTCTGCCTTGTCTCCTTCGGCCGCCTGGCCCGACGCCGCCTCGGTCGCCTCGGCCGCATCCTCGCTCAGGGTGACGGTCTCGGTGGGCGTTTCGGCTTCGTGGAGTGCGGACTTCGTGCTGCGACGTGCCATCTTCGGCTCCTTCACTTGGTGACCTGCCCAGATTGCGGAAGGGGCGGGTGGCGGGCTGAACCCCTTGTTGATCCGCGATCTCAAACATCCCAAGGCCTGCCGGCGGGGACGTTGCCGGGGGCCTCGCGAGCCGTACCGGACCACCCTCTGGGTATTTCCGCGCCGCCGTTTGCGCCGGCGGCGCGTTGTCTGGTGCCCGTCAGATCGGGTTCTGGATCAGATAGCCGACATCCTTCGCGACGATCTCTTCCTTGACCCGCTCGCCCGAGCGGATGCGGAAACCGCCCTCCAGTCCGACATCCTCGTCCTCGATCCGCCCG